TTCACATGATTGGCGGATTGAGTCGTACGGCAACGGCGGCTCTCCGTCAATTATTAGATGCAGGAACATTATCAAATTTACCTGCAGGATTTAAACAAAGAGGCGTTAGAGTTAGAGATGAAGCAGCTCCGATACAACCAGGTGAATTCAAAGATGTTGATGCACCGGGTGGTAATCTAAGAGATGCTTTCTTTCCTTTACCATACAAAGAACCATCACAGACCTTGTTAAATCTTTTGGGTATAGTCGTGCAGGCAGGTCAAAGATTTGCGGCGATAGCCGACATGCAGGTCGGAGACTCCAATCAAGCAGCGGCTGTTGGAACAACGATCGCTCTTCTTGAGAGAGGATCAAGAGTCATGAGCGCGATACACAAAAGATGTTATGCTGCAATGAAGGACGAATTTAAATTACTTGCAAAAGTGGTTGCACAATATCTACCACCAGAATATCCTTATGATGTTGTCGGTGGACAGAGAAATATAAAACAGGCAGACTTTGATGACAGGATAGATGTCGTGCCGGTTGCTGATCCAAATATATTCTCGATGTCACAGAGAATAACATTAGCACAGACACAGTTGCAGATAGCAACATCAAATCCTGGTCTACACAACATGTATCAGATATACAGAAACATGTACGAGGCGATAGGTGTAAAAAATGTTGATGCGGTCTTACCTGCACCAGCACCGAATGCACCGATGGACCCTAGCATGGAGCACATAAATGCATTAGGTGGCAAACCTTTTCAGGCTTTTCCTGGTCAAGATCACAGAGCACATATCACAGCCCATCTAAATTTCATGTCAACCAACATTGTTAGAAATAATCCTTCGGTTATGGCAGCGATACAGAAAAATATTCTCGAACACATCAGTTTAATGGCACAGGAACAGGTACAATTAGAGTTTAGAGAGCAAATGCAACAGATGATGATGATGCAACAGCAGGCAGCAACCGATCCGATGATGCAACAACAGCTTCAAGCGTTGACAAATCAGATTGAAGCTAGAAAATCTGTGTTAATCGCAGAGATGACAGAAGAATTTATGAAGGAAGAGAAGAAAATCACGTCACAATTTGACAATGACCCTCTTCTAAAGCTAAAATCACGTGAAGTTGACCTTAGAGCGATGGAAAATGAACGTAAAAAAATGAATGACGAGGCAAATCAAGACTTAAACAGAGCAAAATTGATGCAAGCACAAGAAATAGCCGAAGATAAGATGGAACAGAACGAAGATTTGGCTAAATTACGTGCTGGAGTCAGTCTTGCAAAGACTGGTGTACAACAAGCACAAGTTATGATAGATGAAGATTAATAAAAGGAGCAAAAAGCTATGATGAACTATAAAAAACAGAAGATAATTAACGTTCCAGAGCAGAGTATCGAGGTGGATCCAAGATCCAAGACTACTGCTGACGGTGCGTTCAATTATATTGCTACAGGAAAGCCTGAGATGCCAGTCCCAGGTCAGAAAAGAATGTTAGCAGAAAA